AAATGGCAGCGTTGGTGAGGGCAAACCATATTAAGGTTTTGCGCAAAGCCATGCTATACGACCAGGGACAACGCCGGGTGCGCAAGGCCAGAAAGCAGGGCCAAAGCACAGGTACAGTCAAAGCGGGTAACCGACCACAAAGTAAGCCAACCCAGCGCCGAGTGAAAGCCGCTCGTCAGCGTTTTGCGGGTACTGGCCGCAGAGATGATGCAGCCAGTTTATTGGAATCTTTACTTTGAGGTAAAAACTCATGGCTATCGTATCGAATACGTTCACCAAGTATGACGTCGTCGGCTTACGCGAAGACTTAGCCGACGTGATCTACAACATTTCACCAGAAACAACGCCCTTTATCAGCAACATGACCAAGCGGCGCCAGGTCACCAATACATTCTTTGAGTGGCAGACAGACTCGCTTGCAAGTGCAGGTGTCAACGCGGTCATAGACGGCGACGATCTTTCGAGCTTCACCAGCGTTTCCGCGACGAGCCGGCTAGGCAACTATACGATGATCTCCCGCAAGGATTTCATCATCGCCGACAACATGGCGGGCACTTTAGACCTAGCAGGACGTCGGTCTGAGATTGCTTATCAGCTGGCTAAGAAGGGCGACGAGCTAAAGCGCGACATGGAATTCAACATGGTCGGCGTAAACCAAGCCGCTGTTGCTGGTAACAATACAACCGCTCGCAAGACGGCATCGCTGTCGGCGTTCATTCGCACTAACACCAGCGCAGGCACCGGCGGCTCTGATCCGACCGTCTCTAGCGGCATCGTCAACGCAGCCCGCACTGACGCGAGCTCAAGCAATCAGCGTGCGTTCACTGAAACGCTGCTGAAGGCTGTAGTCAGCAGCGTATGGTCGGAAGGCGGCGAGCCAGAAATCTTGATGGTTGGGCCATTCAACAAGCAGGCAGTATCAGCATTTGCTGGTATCGCAGCGCAGCGTTACATGGCGCCAGGTGATGGCCCTTCTCAAATTATCGGGGCCGCGGACGTCTACATAAGCGACTTCGGAGCTATCTCGGTCGTCCCTAACAGATTTAGTAGGGAGCGCGACGCCTACATTATTGACCCTGATTTGGTCGAGATGGCTAGCTTGCGACCGCTGCAGTCTGAAGAGCTTGCCAAAACAGGTGACGCAACCAAGTTTATGATGCTTGCCGAATATGGGCTGCAGGTAAACCAGGAGGCTGGCCTAGGCATCATCGCTGACCTAACAACTGCATAAGGTCTGAGCGATGACTGATCGACGCACCTTGAGCTATGACCCTTTAACCAAAATCAAAACCGATTTTGTGTTTGAGGCCGGCGACAATCCGTCAGACGATAAGTTTACGATTGCGACATCGCAGGACGTGAGCTCTATCGTCAAGGCGAATAAAGTCGCTAGGAATGAAATCGACCGCCATCATAAGCATGGCGAGTGGTCTAAGGTCGCGTCGATCCCCCTTTCCGTTTATTACGACCTGCAGCGCCGGGGGATACTGAAGGATCAAAAGGCACTGAAAAAGTGGCTGAACGATTCAGATAACCAAGCGTTTCGGACTCGCGACGCGAGGCTGTAATGGCCATCACTAACTACAGCGAGCTTCAAAGCGCCATCGCTGACTGGTTAAACCGCAGCGATTTAACGTCGGTGATTACTAGCTTCATCAGTTTGGGTGAGGCGCAGTACAACCGCACGATTCGTCATCGCTCGATGATCACGCGCAGCCAAGCAACCATTGATGCCGAGTACAGCGCGACGCCGCCAAATTGGATTCAGACGGTGTCGTTCATCTTGGAGACGAACCCGGTTACCCAGCTGGACTATGTCACCAACGAAGAGATAAACCGTAAGAAAACCGCTGGAAACACTACAGGTAAGCCGCAGTGCTATAGCCATGTCGGCACAGAGATCCAGGTTTATCCGCCGCCCGACAGCAACGGCTATACCGGCGAGCTTGTATTCTACAGCAAGATTCCTGCGCTATCGGATTCAAACACCACCAACTGGCTGCTAACGGCCAGCCCAGACATCTATCTATACGGCAGCCTCATGCAGAGCGCGCCGTACTTGCGTGACGATGATCGCATTCAAATATGGGCGAGCCTTTATCAAAAGGCCATTGATGATCTGAACATCTCCAACGAACGAACGCGCGGCCAGACCAGCGTCAAAATGAGGGCAGTCGCACTGCAATAGCTATGGCATTTACCGATTATCTTGAGAACAAAGTTTTGGATTATGTGTTTAGCGGCGGCAGTTTCTCGCAGCCCGGCACAAAGTATTTAGCGCTCTACACGGTCGCGCCGACAGACAGTTCGGCCGGCACGGAGGTCACCGGCGGCGGTTACGTTAGACAAACCGTGACGCTGACGACGAGCGGTAGCGACACGACAAACAGCGCTGCGGTTGAGTATCCAACAGCGACAGCAGGATACGGCACGGTCGTTGCGGTGGCGGTGCTTGATGCAAGCTCCGGCGGCAACATGCTTGCCTACGCCTCGCTCACTGCAAACAAAACCATAGCGACCGGCGACGTGTTCCGAGTGCCGGCAGGCGACCTAGATATATCCCTTAACTAATGAGTCAGGGTTGGTCAAATGGCAGCTATAACCAAGGCAGATATGGTGTTTGGAGCTATCAAGATTGCGCAGCTAGTACGACTGCTACAAGCAGTTTCACGGCGTCTGCGTCAATCGTTAAAGACGGCCAAGTCGCTATCAGTGCTGCTTCTGTGGTTGCCGCGAGTGGCGAGCGTATTCAGCGAGGGGCTGCGTCAGCGACTGCGAGTAGCAGCGTCACTGCTGCAGCTGTCGTTGTTGCCAATGGAGCCGCGTCTATTGCTGCTGCGTCTACAGCTACAGCAAGCAGTGAGCGCATTGCTCTTGGCGCTGCTTCGCTTGGTGCGACGAGCACTGCGACGACTGCTGCCGACATCATCGCCAACGCGGCGGCGAGCATTACGGCGACTTCTACCTTTGCGAGCAGAGGCGGCGTTGTCCAAAGCGCAAGCGCTGCGGCGACTGAGGTCTCTGCAGTCACCGCTGCCGGCGAGATCAAATGGCAGCAGGAGCCTGGGGCCAGTGATACCTGGTCGGTTCAGAGCTCCGCATCAACAACATACACACAACAGGCGGCGGCCAGCACAAGCTGGCAGCAGGCTGCGTGAGGATTAACAAATGGCTGACGTCTTCTCCAACGATTTACGTTTGCGGCTCCAAGAGAGCGGATCCAACTCAGGTCAGTGGGGCTCGCTGCTAAACGATACGATCACAAACATAGCCTCTGCTTTCAGCTTAGGCAGTGAAGCAATACCCAACGCTAGCACCCACACGATTACTTTAGCGGATGATAGTTCGAGTCAAGACGAGGCACGCAGCCTGTTCCTCAAATGCACCGGCGGTGGCCAAGCCTGCACCGTGACGCTTGCGCCTAACACGGTTAGCAAAGTCTGGATCATCTCTAACGAAACATCTTTCACGCTCACGTTTAGCGCAGGTTCTGGCGCAAACGTGGCGGTCTCTGCTGGCGCGGTAAAGGTAATTGTGACAGATGGCGCTGGCTCTGGCGCTGCTGTTATTGATGCGTTGAGTGGGTTGGATGCTTCTCTAAGTGGCTTGACCGTAGACACCACCACACTGGTTGTCGATGCGACGAACAACAGGGTCGGTATTGGTACTAGCAGTCCAAGCGCAAAGCTAACTTTAAACGATGCAGGTCAACAAGTAGGCATTGATTTTAAAGAAGCAGGAACAACTAGGGCGCACATTGAATACGATGGCACTATTCCTGCCTTAGAACTAGGTACTAACGGTGCGGCTAATGTTGTTTTTAAAACATCTAACACAGAACGCATGCGCCTCTCTGGTGGCAATCTCGGTATTGGCACTAGCAGTCCGGCAGCAAAATTAGATATTGTCGAGGCAACCTCAACGACAGCCGTAAAGATAAAATCTGGTACTAGCACCAACCAAAATACTCACATAACAATGTTAAATGATAATGATGGAGGAACATTATCACTGGGAGTGTTCGGTTCTGGTGCTACAACTTTTGGAACAATTACTGCCACTGACGGGTTTATTACTTCAAATCAAGAATTATGTCTAAATTCGCAGAATGCTAGTGGTGCAATAAAATTTGGAGTTGGTTCCACACCAACAGAACGCATGCGCCTGACCGCAACGGGGTTGGGTATTGGTACTAGTTCGCCTAGTAAGAAGCTAACTATCGCAGGTGATGTACAGATTGGTGAATCGTCTGGCGGAGAAAAGTTATTTTTCCGTGGAGGCAGTACCAAATACAACTTCATGGTCGGAAAACAAATAAACGTAGACAATGGCTTTGAAATTACGCCTTCTACTGCTTCC